TATTACCCAAATGACAATCGACCTGCTGAGGCGATTCAAGCTGCAAGGGATTTTGCAAATGGGTTAATCACAAAAGAGCAATTAAATATTGCTCGTGCTGCTGCTGATGCTGCTGCTGATGCTGCTTATGATGCTGCTTATGCTGCTGCTTATTCTGCTGCTTATTCTGCTTATTCTGCTGCTTATTCTGCTTATTATGCTGCTTTTAAGGCTGCTGCTTGTGCTTCTTATGCTGCTTATGATGCTGCTTATGATGCTGCCGGTAAGGAAAAGCGGGAACAAATTTTTCGTTCATATCTTCAGCAATAAAATACCTTGACAAATGAATATATTTTTGGTATTATTGAGAAGTAGCAAATAACCCAATTTGAGGAGAACAGATGATACTGACAACGACATTTAAGTTACTTCGCAAAGCAGATGCTTGCAAGGAATCATACACGAAACTTCGCAAGGCACTCAAGGGAGTAAAGGATACAGAACCGATCAATCTTATCACTATTCTTGAGGTTCTTAATCTCGATGATGCGCTTTGGGCATTGCGTGCAACAGAACAAAATTGTGATAAAGTGGCGCGTCTGATGGCGTCTGATTTCGCTGAAGATACATTGCCGTTATGGCATAAATATTACCCAGAAGATAAACGCCCCGCTGAGGCGATTCAAGCTGCAAGGGATTTTGCAAATGGGTTAATCACAAAAGAACAATTAAATATTGCTCGTGCTGCTTCTGATGCTGCTTCGAATACTGCTTATTATGCTGCTTCTTATGCAGCCGCTGTGCATGCTGCTTCTGCTTATGCTTATGCTTCTGCTTATGCTGCTGCTTCTTATGCTGCTTCTGATGCTGCTTCTGCTGCTGCTTATGCTGCTTATTATGCTTCTTATGCTGCTGCTTGTGATGCTGGTAAGGAAAAGCGGGAACAAATTTTTCGTTCATATCTTCAGCAATAAAATACCTTGACAAATGAATAAATTTTTGGTATTATTGAGAAGTAGCAAATAACCCAATTTGAGGAGAATGAGATGATACTGACAACAACATTTAATTTACTTCGTGATGCAGCTTTTGACAATAACTCATACAAGAAACTTCGTGAAGAACTCGACGGCGTAACAGATGATGCACCTATCAATCTGCTTACAATCCTTGAGTTATGCGGTCTTAAGGAAGCGATATGGGCTTTGCGTGTCACAGAACAAAATTGCGATAAAGTATCACAATTGATGGCGTCTGATTTCGCGCAAGAGGCATTGCCGCCTTGGAAGAAATATTACCCAAATGACAATCGACCTGCTGAGGCGATTCAAGCTGCAAGGGATTTTGCAAATGGGTTAATCACAAAAGAACAATTAAATATTGCTCGTGCTGCTGCGCATGCTGCTTCGAATACTGCTTCTTATGCTTCTGCTGCTTCTGCTGCTTATGATGCTGCTGCTGCTGCTTATTTTGCTGCTTATGCTTATTATGCTGCTTATTTTGCTGCTTATGCTGCTGGTAAGGAAAAACAGGAACAAATTTTTCGTTCATATCTTCAGCAATAAAATACCTTGACAAATCAAAAAGGATTTGGTATTATTGAAAAGTAGCAAATAACCAAAAAACGAAAGAGGAAAATATGACACATGAACTGGAACCGATGCTTTACTGGCAAGGTATAAACTCTATGCCCGAAGTCATTGCCTTTATCACCAGAGACTTTGAAGCCGAAGGCGCGTTGGACAACGCAACTGTTCACTATGCCGAATATGACTGCCCCAGTTATTCAGGATATGCCGTAGTGGTTTTTGAGCGTGATGGAAAGCTGTTTGAGGTCCATGGGTCGCATTGTTCCTGCTTCGGGCTTGAAGACCAATGGGGGCCAGAAGAGACAACTTGGGAAGCTATTGCGATGCGCCCTGATCCCCTTGGTGCGTATGCCAAGCAGAAGATTTCTGGGTAAGGTCTGCCAACAATATTTCATAGGAGAGACAGATGCTTGGAATGTACGACGGTACCGAAGCGGATTGGATGGATGATGTACGCAGTCATGATGAAGATGATTATGACGAAGCGGGTGATGAATATTTTAATAATGTTCGTTCATCCCAATCGGAAGTATGGAATAACAATGCATCTGCCAAAGTTGGTTCAAAGTGCCATTGTCCTGTATGCGGCAGAAATTTTGTAAAGAAATCGTATCAACAAAAATTTTGTCCGAGCAAAAAGGGAAGATCTTCCAAATGTAAAGACAAGTATTGGAATCTACAACGCGATTATCGAGCGTAAAATTTCTTGACAAATGAATAAATTTTTGGTATTATTGAGAAGTAGCAAATAACCCAATTTGAGGAGAATGAGATGATACTGACAACAACATTTAATTTACTTCGTGATGCAGCTTTTGACCACAACTCATACACGAAACTTCGCAAGGCACTCAAGGGAGTAAAGGATACAGAACCGATCAATCTTATCACTATTCTTGAGGTTCTTAATCTCGATGATGCGCTCTGGGCTTTTCGTGCAACAGAACAAAATTGTGATAAAGTGGCGCGTCTGATGGCGTATGATTTCGCGCAAGAGGCATTGCCGACTTGGAAGAAATATTACCCAAATGACAATCGACCTGCTGAGGCGATTCAAGCTGCAAGGGATTTTGCAAATGGGTTAATCACAAAAGAACAATTAAATATTGCTCGTGCTGCTGCGTATGCTGCTTCGAATGCTGCTTCTTATGCTTCTGCTGCTGCTTCTGCTGCTGCTGCTTCTTATGTTGCTGCTGATGCTGCTTCTGCTGCTTATTATGTTGCTTCTTATGCTTCTTATGCTGCCGGTAAGGAAAAGCGGGAACAAATTTTTCGTTCATATCTTCAGTAGTAAAATTAATTGAAGATATTTTGCCCGGTTGGTGAAATTGGCAGACACTATGGACTTAAAATCCATCGATGAAAATCATATCGGTTCGACCCCGATACCGGGCACCAACCTTCTTGAAACTGTTCACAGTAAAGAAGTCCAAAACTGATGAGTAAAATAATGCGACGCTGGGACATATTTCTCGACCAAGTAAAGCCGGATACATGGCTGAAAATTTCATATGGTCGGTATGAAAATAGCACAAAAGTGCTTAAATATATCGGCAAAATACCTTGGCCGATGGATTGCCGATATTATATGGACACCTACACCCTGCAACCTATCGTATGGTATAAGATGCTGGAACCAAAAAGCAATACCTTCTTTAACTTAGTACACCTTTATGAATATGTTGGCCTCACTAATGCGGAAATCATGACAAATGAAGAAGTTGTTCAATATTTTCTGGAGGCATGATGGCATTTCGTAGAGAAGAATTCATAACTAAAAAATTTGGATCTGGAAAAGGGTTGAGAATAGCAATGCTTGACTGCCCAAAGGATGGCCGCGTGCAATGCGCATTATGTGAATCTTCAACCGGTTCAAAATCTATTGAAGATTTGGCACTGTATCGATATTTAACAAATGAAGAACTTGTACAATATTTTCTGGAGGCATAATTTGAAAATCGATCATTACTATCGAGTAACGATGTGTACTAATGAAGTCTACTATATGAAATGTCTTTCACAACAGTTTGGCTACTGGTATTGTGCGTCATTACACTTTAAATACGACGATACTGCATTCCAATTGACGAAAATAGGTACAATGCTTTTGGAATTAGTAAGGTCGAAGAACTAACAAACGAAGAAATAGTTCAAGTTATGTTGGAGATATAATATGAACAATTTCTATCTTTTCTGGAAGCACGAATTTGGGCAATGGACCATGGCAGACATTGTGGATGCTAATGGTATTGAATATAATTGTTGTGAACAATACATGATGTTTCAAAAAGCAGTTTTATTTGGCGATGCCACTTCTGCGATGAATATCATGAGTGAACTTGATCCAGCCAAGCAACGGAAACTTGGAAGACTTATCAAAAATTACGATGAGAAGATTTGGGAAATGAATCGTCTTCCAATTGTGATACATGGAAATTATTTGAAATTCACTCAGCATCAAAAACTGAAAGAACGGTTACTTGAAACTGCCGATAAAATTTTGGTTGAGGCATCTCCCTATGATTTGATATGGGGAGTGGGATTAGCAAAAAATGACCCTCTCATCATGAATATCAATAATTGGAAAGGCTTGAATCTTCTTGGTATTGCTCTAATGACTGTGAGGAGTATATTGTGCTAGATATTTCGACATTGAAACCGAATACGTGGCTGAAAATTTCATTTGGAAATTATGTAAAAGTCATTAAATATGTCGGAGAAATATCTTTTGGCTGCTATGGTAGCTATCTTATGCTAGAACCAAAAAGCAATAACTGCTTTAGTGTAAGATCGTTGTTTGACTATGTTGGATGCGCTAAGGCAGAAATCATGACAAATGAAGAAGTAGTTCAATACTATTTGGAGACATGAAAAACATTATTTTCGAATGCTAAATATCTCTATGAGACAAGTTAGAATTACAACAAAAAATATCGACTATCCTTCCGACAATGATTGTTTCATTCCAGAAGATGATCCAATTCATGCGATCAAGAAAGCAAATATGCTTGGCGGATTGGGAATGGAAAAAATTATTGATGACTACACTAGAACTCTTCCAAAAATCGAAACCAATAACAAAGGCAAAGAAGCTTCTGAAAAAGGTTTAAAACCCGGAACCGAAGAATGGTTCAAACATTGGTTTGGTGACAAACGCTAAAAGGCTCGTAGAGGGATCGCCATCATGGATAGATACTACGAGTCCAATTCATCCTAGAAATGGCTCCTAGCCCCCTTCCAGCGTCAGCAATACGGCATACAACTATCCAAATGAAAAGCAAATGATCCATTTTGACTTTTTAAGTATTGATTTGCAATTTTTCTACTGTTATCATAAGAAGATAGATATAGTGTCAGGAGAAAAATTTGAAACGATTAACAACAAATGAGTTCATAGAGAAGGCTATTAAAATTCATGGGAATAATTATAGTTATCTTAATGTTGATTATTTAAATTCAATATCAAAAATATCAATCACCTGTAATATACATGGCGATTTCTTCCAAATACCAAATTACCATTTAAGTGGCCATGGTTGCCCCAAATGCGGTATAGATAAACTATCGTCATTATTCTCCTCCAATACAAGCGAGTTCATACAAAAAGCCACTCTAATACACGATTCTTTGTACACTTATGATACTGTAAATTACGTTTCTAGTGGTACTAAGGTATCTATCACTTGCAATCTTCATGGCGATTTCTTTCAAACACCCGCTAGTCATTTAAGTGGCAGAGGTTGTCCAAAATGTGGCAGAGACAAACGAGCTTTATCAAAAACTCTTACAACACATGAGTTCATAGAGAAAGCTATTAAAATTCACGGAAATGTCTACTATTACCTTAATGTTGTTTACTTAACTGCAAGATCAAAAATATCAATTACTTGTAATATACATGGTGATTTCCTTCAAACACCAAATTCTCATTTAAGTGGCCATGGTTGCCCTAAATGTGGTAAAGATAAACTAGCGTCGTCATTATCCTCCAATACTAGCGAGTTCATAGAGAAAGCCAATCAAATACACGGGAATAAGTATAGTTATCTTAATGTAAATTATACTAACAGTGACACTAAGGTATCTATCACCTGCAATCTTCATGGTGATTTTCTGCAAACTCCTGAAGGTCATTTATCAGGGGCCGGGTGTCCTCGATGTGGTATGCTAGCAAAAATAAAATCATTATCCTCCAACACTAGCGAGTTCATACAAAAAGCCACTCTAATACATGATTCTTTGTACACTTATGAAAATGTAAATTACATTTCTAGTGGTACTAAGGTATCTATCACTTGCAATCTTCATGGCGATTTTTCTCAAATTCCAGAAAGTCATTTATCTGGTGCCGGGTGTCCTGCCTGTAAAAGTAGTAAAGGCGAAAAATTAATTTACGAGTGTCTGGCCGCAGGTAAGATTGCTTTTCAGCCTCAATATTCATTTCCTGATTGTAAGTATGTTCTTCCATTAAGATATGATTTTGGAATATTCGATAATGATACAATAATTGGTTTAATCGAATTTAATGGAATACAACATTACAAAGCAATTGAATATTTTGGCGGAAAAGAATCACTATTATTGTCGCAACAGAAAGACGAAATTAAACAGAAATATTGCAAAGATAATGATATTCCTTTATTAATAATCCCATATTGGGAGAAACACAAAATACCCGAAATAATACACGGATGGTTAATGAAATGCAAAAAACAAAATTAATTATATTAGATGAAGTGAATTGTAAATTTGAAGGATTAGATGCGAGTATCATACGAGAATTAGTAAAGAGAAATGAAATATTTGATCCTGCAAATAAGTATATTCCTAGCGTTCGAATGGGACGCTGGAGCGGAAATAAACAATACTTTTTTTTAAATGGCCACTCATTCGTAAATTTGTTGCCAGAAATTATCGATTATCTAATATCACAGAATATTGAAATTGAATTGGAAGATACTAGAACCTATAATAGAGAGTTTTCTTTTGATCCCATCGACAAAAATTATCTAGCAAATGATGGAATTGTTTGGCCGGATGGTCATCAATTGGCTGGTCAGCCAGTAGTATTGAGGGACCATCAGGTTGATGCAGTCAATGCATTTCTTGACAATAAGCAAGGAATTGCGGTACTTCCAACTTCAAGTGGAAAGACATTGGATGTTTGTGTTTTGTCAAAGAAAGTTGAAAAATATGGCAGAAGTATTGTTATTGTTCCAAATAAAGATTTGATAACCCAAACTGAGGAGTATTATAGAACCTTTGGGTTAGATGTTGGTGTATACTATGGAGATAGAAAACAGTTCTTTACTAAGCATGTAATTTCAACATGGCAATCTCTTGAAAAACTCCGACAAAAACCAATCGATATTGGTCTTGATGAACCAATTACCTTTGAAAAATTTATGGATGGTATGGTTGCAGTAATTGTTGATGAATGTCATGGTATTGCTGCCGATAAATTGAGTTCTCTACTCACAAAAGAATTATCCAAAGTGCCTATAAGATGGGCGTTGAGTGGCACTCTTCCAAAGGATAAACATAATCTCATCAATCTTACAATTGCAATTGGAGACGAGTTTCATAAAATCTATACTACAGATTTGCAAGATAAAGGTATTCTCAGCAAATGTGATGTTAATGTTCTTCAATTGATTGATAGTAAAGAATTTTCAAGTTATGCGAATGAATATGATTTTCTTGTAACCAATAAACCAAGACTAGAATATATTTCTAAACTCATTCAAGAATCCGGGAAGACTGGAAATGTATTGGTATTAGTTGGTAGGAAAGAAACTGGAAGAGAACTTGAAAAATTGATTGCTGGTAGTATATTCTTATCGGGTAGTAATAATTCCAAAGAAAGAAAATCTCATTATGATGAAGTGAAAACATCAGATTCAAAAATTATTATTGCCACCTTTGGTATTGCGGCAGTTGGATTGGATTTGCCTCGTCTCTCATCGTTGTATCTGATTGAGTGTGGGAAAAGTTATATAAAAGTGGTTCAAAGCATTGGAAGAATTTTGCGAACAGCCTTTGATAAAAACTATGCTCTGGTGTGGGATATATGTTCATCTTGTAGATATTCAAAAACCCATCTTACTCAACGAAAAAAATGGTACAAAGAGCAAGGATTCCCATTCACCATAACAAAAATAAATTGGCAACAATAATTTCCATTGAAATCTATTTAAAGATATAGTAATCTAACTATAGAGGGTATTATATGTACATTTTAGACGAAGAAAATAGAGCAATTGATTTGAATCTTATACCAGATGAGTGTGATATTCATTTTTGGGTTTATGATGCTGCGAAGGATATTAGAGATTATCATGTTGCACCATTGATTATGTTGGAGAGTTTTTATTCTCCTATTGTAAAGTTGAAATTCACCGAAGATACCAATAGAAATCCACGGGAATATTCAATGAATATTCCTGCTGAATATCAGCTTTTGATTGGTGATCCTACATATGGAGAACTTGAATTAGTTCCAGTTACAAGTCTCTCAAAAAGGGGATTTATGACTTTTGAAAATAATCCACTTAGTAGTTTTCGAGTGAAGTATCTACACGTTGATGTATCTGACATTTTGCCAAATGTAAAATGGTTTATGCCAAAGATTCAAATTGGTCAACTATTGTGTATTCCATTATCTACTGAGCCGAAGTCTCCATGTATTTACATCGCTCGTGATATGCCAAAATCTATGGAATGTATACCAGTCAAGGCCATGCTCTAAGCAGCAGGAGAAAATATGGCAGTGAAAGATAAAGATGATCCATTGAATATTTTCAATGTGTTGAAGCAGATTGATAATAAGAATTACGATTTTTATGATTCATTGGATGAAAATCAGAAAAAAACAATTGCGCCATACGTTATTATGAAATGGGATGCAAGTGTTTATGGATCATATGACCTTCAGGGATATCATGTGGTGGCAAATAATACCTATGTAAATGAAGATTTCTTTTCATTATACAATCATAAGAAACTGCAATATCTTTTATGTTGTGTTCCAAGTCCGGGTTTGGGAAATCAAAAACATTATTGGTTGGGTTCACAAAAAGGAAAAAGAAAATCACCATTGAAAAATTATCTACTGGAAAAATTTTCATTATGTAAAGAGTCTGATATTGATGTTATGTTAGCAACTACTAGTAGAGAGGAAATGGAAGTATGGTTGAAATCAAACGGTCTGGAAGAAAAACAAATAAAAGAGTTCCTGAAATAATTCGAGGGGAGTTTCCTTGCCAATGGTGCAATAAAACTTTTTCAAAGGAAACAATTCTCATCAACCATTTTTGTGAACAGCGAAGAAGACATAACCAGAAAGATACTCCATATGGTAGATATGGATTCAAAGCATATTCGGCAATCAAGAAAAGTATGCAAAGTAAAACTGTTCTTACAGAAGAAGAATTTAGACAATGTGATTTTTATCTGGCGTGTATGCGATGGGCAAGATATGTGATCGATTCGAAATGTCTAAAACCTTTTGTATATTTGGACTGGTTATTAAAAAACAATATTCCCATTGATCAATGGACAAATGATACTATCTATAATCGTTGGACACAATTTTATACTCTTGATGAAGATCCTTGGATAGCATTTGAAAGAGGTATGGAAACTATTGTAAATTGGGGCGCTACACAGGGAAAAGATGTGTCTGAATATTTCAAACAAGTAAATGGAGTTGTTCTAACAGATGTTCAAAATGTAAAAATTTCTGGTTGGATGATATACTGTAGCAAGTCAGGAAAAAATTGGCTTAGCTCCTTGGAAAATGGCGATCTTGAACTTGTTTGGCCATGGTTGAATGCCAGTAAATGGAACATCAAATTGGAAAAATATAAAGACGTGATGGAAGACATTTCTACAATTTGTGATGAGGCTGGATTATGACGTTCGATATTGATCTAGATTTTGGAAATCGAGATGAAATTCTCTCATACATTTCACACACCCCTGCTTCCCTTGAGAACGGTCGCAAACATAATTCCGGGGTATACTGTACCATCGTCCCAACAAACCCCTTGACGGGGCAATGTAGCCTTTCCTATCATGATGCAGATGAGGCTGGATTCTTCAAATTGGACTTTCTAAATCAATCGGTGTATTCAAAAGTAAAAAGTCCAGAACATATGGAAAAATTGATGAATATGCCTATCGACTGGAAACGCTTGAATACCGATAGAGAATTTGTGGAACAATTGCCACATATCGGAACATATTTTGACAAAATTGTTTCATTGCCAGAACCAATTACAAATATTGAAGAATTATCCTTCTTTCTGGCAGCATTAAGACCAGCAAAAAAATATCTCATGGGGTTATCATGGGATAAAGTTAGACAGCACATTTGGAAAAAAGAAGAGAACGGGCAATATCAATACAAAAAATCCCATTCGATTTCTTATAGTACACTTTGTACACTTGCAATGAGAATTATTTGTGATATGGAAAACACTAAATAATAATATGAAGATTTGTGAAGTTATTTCAAATATCGATGCAACTACCTTGGGAAATGCAGTTAAGAAATTTTGTGCATCAAATGAATCTTACCAACTTTTAAGTAATATTGATCCAGAAATTTCAACATGGTCGTCTGGTGGATGTTGGATTCTGGCTGATGCCATTCAAAAAGGCTTTGGTGGAACGTTAGTTGCTATTTACGACAATGGTATTGCTCAGCATGTTTTAATTGAGATGAATGGAACATTTATTGATTCCGATGGAGCAGCAACTAGCATTAAATTGCTCCATAGATGGAAGAGATGGGAAATGCGAAGAAATCCAAAAATCGGTCCATTTGATCCAATTACAATTTCAGAAGATATTCCAAGACCAAAAGATCCAACCGACATTATCCATGGAATTTCACAATATCTAAAAGGTAAATCATGATAGCATCGGGCGCATTATTCTTTTCAATTCATACAAAACGATTTCTTTTTCTGCTTCGAAATAATACTCGAACCAAAAACACTTGGGGATTGTGTGGAGGAAAATTGATTGAAGGTGAGTCTGTCATTGAAGGTTTGAATCGAGAAATAGAAGAGGAAATTGGGTTCCTTCCAAAAACAGAAAAGATTATTCCTTTGGATAAATTTGTAAGCTTTGATGGAGGGTTTGAATATCATTCCTTCATCTTCGTTCTTGAAAATGAATTCATTCCCATTCTCAATGATGAACACGATGGATATTGTTGGGTTTCGTTGGAGAAACATCCAAAGCCATTACATCCGGGATTATGGAATTCAATTTCAACCAAAGAGATTCTTGAAAAAATCAAATACGTTGAAGGTGCCTACTAATTATTTCTTCTCAAAGAAACTCTTGAATAGACCAGCAATTTTTGAAGGACTATATACAACACAAACTAATAATGCCGAGAACATACCAAGAGTCATCAGATTCATTGGAATGGCCTTGTTGATATAAATCAAATATCCTGCGAAAATTAATGTTGCAATTATAATACATAAAGTAGATACTCGTGAAGTGCTCCCACTTCCATTCTCAGAAGATACTACTGACCGCCAAAATGGTTTGGTCCAATTATCCATATGAGAATATGAAACCTTCTCAGACTTAACTACGGGTTGGGCATTATTATCTTCCATCATACATATATTTATACAAAAACACAAAAACAAGAGATTTAAATCTCTTGTTTTTGTGTTTTTGTATGAAATTAAATTGTATCTAGATATGCAACGGGAATACTACCACCAGTCCAAGAAGTCATACCACGATGTATCCAGCGATAACGAGTACCATCAAAAGTATGAAGATAATGGGCATCATTGATAATCTTCACATTTGACGTTGTTCCCAGAGTCTCTTCAACAATTACCGGAACTGGTAAGGCGGTAAATGATCCAGAAGAAGAAATAGTCAATTGCTGAACTGCAATATTACCACCAACAACGGTGGGCGCAACAACAACAGGTTCAACTAACTCACCGGGATATGCCATAACAGGTGATACATATCCAACACCGGAACTAGTGATAAATGAAGTATCCAAACCAAATACACCAGAAAGAAGTGCTCCAGTACCATTGCCATTTGTTGTAACAGATAGATTGGCAATATTCGAAGGAAGCGCTGTATATTTCTGGGTTCCAAGAGCATTCACAAGCGTAGTAGTTAAAATTGCACCAGAACCATTTACAGTTGCAACCTGAAGATTGCCAGATACTGCGGCAGTTCCGCCTACAACAACCACATAATCATTGACTGCATAACCCTTGCCACCAATAGAAGGCGTTGCACTAACCAAACCAAGAGTTGCATTGGCCGTTGCTACAGTTGTTGGACCAGTTCCCTCTGGAAATGCCTTTACATAAACTTGGCCAGATGCAGTTGGTGTTCCGTTTGAAAGAGTACAAACACTTGTACCATTTACGGTTTTAGCTTTGACACGAGTTGGACTATTTTGACCCACCAATACTCCAGCAGTTGGTCCGGAATCTTTTGGACCCCATGCAACACACTGAATTTGATGAGAAACTACTACATCGTTTGCGTTAAGGTTGAAAAATTTCGATGACAAAGGACGACCCATTTTGTATTACTCCTTCGGTTCTAACCGACTACGAAAACGTTGAGCGTTTTCATAAACCAAATAAATATATCTGGTAACAGTATTTAGTCTACTTAGTATTTTCCGGCAATTTGTCTTCATGCTAAATACAAACATGAAGATACATGAAATTTTAGAAAGTTCTGGCTACATTCCTAAAAACGAAAAAGAGGCAAAAGACCCTCGCTGGATAATGTCCCAAACTTGTGATGTTGGTCCAGAAGAAGGAAAGAAACAAGCCAAAAAATTGAACTTTGAACTCGATGACCGAGGTATGCCTCCAATCATGGGATCTAATGGTCTACTTAAATAGTTGGTAAATCGATTTACCAACCTCTCAGAGAGGTTTTCAAACCGGGTTGATGGTTAGATACCATTAAAGAACTCCGAGAGCATTACCGGAACTTTTTTCAGTTCTGTGTATGGAATGGCCAAGAGTGGAATATTGTTATCTAAACAATATTTTCGTTTAATGGCATCATTCCGCTGAACAACTTCAAGATTGACATCACCGCCAAAAATTTCAATTGAACAATAATGCTGTCTTCCTTGAAATTCGATCAATGCCACTAAATTTTTGTTCTTGTCAAATACTGCGAAGTCGAAAGGTAAAGTATTTATATGTTTGCATTCTGCGAATCGTTGTTGAGGTTCAAAAATAATTCCAGAATTTTTCAAATATTTTCTAATTGCATTTTCTCCTCTTGTTTCATTACATCCCTTGCATCCGAAGCCTTGAACGTGAACAACAGGTTTTTGCCAAAATTCGCCATGCTTTGGACAAATAATACAAACTTTTTCGGCTCCAATAATATATTCTGTTTTAGCATATGAATATTTTCCATCATGCACTTTGCTGGCCTCTTCGACAAATTCATTTAACGTTTTTGTTTGAGTAATAGCTCTCCGCGCTATTCCACACTCATTACATCCCCTTCCAGATAGATGACTATTCGGTTTTTGAAAAAATTCACCATGTTCTGGGCAAATAATACAAACATTCATTTTGCTGCCAATATATAAGGTTTTCGAATAATCATAGATATTGCCATGCTTCTCAATAGATTGCTGAATGAAGACACTGGTTGATTTTCTGCTACCTCGCAATTTTTTAATATAAGGGATCAATCTCCGTTCTTCGGCAGAACATTTTGAACAGGGATTACCTTGTAGATGATATTTTGGAGTATGAAAAAATTCACCATGTTCTGGACAAATAATACAAACTGGAGCATTGCAATAAGTGTATATGGCTTTTGAATAGTCATACCTATCCCCGAATTTTTCCATTGCGGCGATGATGAACTTCTGTCCATTTTCTTCCATCTGTTTTTTTCTATTGACAATTTTGCGACAAGCTGGACATGCAATTGAAAATTTCTTCAGTTTCTTAATGGTGGAATCAAAAGGACCATGCTCACCACAATTCATAGTAAGAATTTCTTCTAAAATAATTTCTGGCGCAGCGCTTTTAGCTTTTTCCAAGGGTTTTAATCTGTTGCGTTCAAATGTTGCCTCTTTGCAACATTTCTTACATCCTTCGTGATTTTGGAGATGATTAAAAGGAGTTTGTATGAAAAGGGTGTGATGTTTCACACATTCAATTTCTATACGAACATGAGTACCAATATATGGATTTGAATATCTATATCTATTCGGCCCATATATAGCGATAGCTCTTTTTACAAATTCTTCGGTGGTTAAGGACCGTGGATTTGGTCGTAATTTCTTGCAAGCTGGGCATCCCTTCTTCCTGTCAAGTGATAAATGTTTATCTGGCCTCACTTTGAAAGCTAAATTGCATTCATTGCATTTTAGCCAAACAACTTTTGTTGTAACGACATACTCCGTTTGACCATAGTCAAATGTGTTTTCGCCATGTATGCGTTTTGATTTCACAATGAATTTATTGGTATTTTCACTAGTCATATTTTGAAAGTATTTATCTTGAGTCTTATCTGGGGTATTTTACGCATCAATGATAAATACTTCTAGGAAAAGAAATTTTCCAATTCAAAAGTTGTAAAGGAGAATAACAAATGAGTCAGCTTTATAAGACAAATCCGGCAGTTGATTATACAGGACCAGTGTTTCTGTTCGGAAAGACACCCATTGATACACTAGAATTAAATTTTGGCACTGTTGCTTCAACAGCCAACCTAACCTCACCTTGGAACCTTGGCCCCAACGGTGTATATGCAGTTGTAAATCAGGTCATCCAGCAGAACGCAACTGTTGAAATTCTGGGAACTCTTGCCAATTCTGTTTCATTTGTAAATGGAACTACTGGCAACTTGCTCTTGAAGGTCTTCACAAGTGGCGCAAATGCTGAAGTTGGTCTTCAAAGTGCAATTCAGGCACTTGGCGTATTGAATACTTCCAATCTGTCTCTTGGTTGGACCAATGCTGCTGTTAATCTGGCTGGTGTAACTGTAACATCATTCAGTCTGTAATTTTTAAAAACAAAAAACCCAGCCAAAAGGCTGGGTTTTTTGTTTTTATGTTCTGGCGACGATTCGTGGTCACAAATCTATAATCCACCCGGCGCAGTGCCACACGTACAGTCCCACAATGGAAACCAAAATTAAAGCCAAGACAGGAAAGAATATCAATTAGTTGAACCGCCAATTTCAACTGATTGAGTAGTGCGGTTTCTCTACCAACTGCATCACCATACCGAACGTAAGAACCATGTGGTTCTACTGTTTCAGAGGAATAATTGCCATCCTTGCCTTTGAAAACATCGGCCATGTAATTCTCCTCGTTTGTGCTTCTTACTACCAAAAATTAATTGCTATCGAATTTGAAACAATAATCCCTCATGAAAAGATGAAAGAGTTTTTCCACCTGAATAGCTAATGGCCGATTGAAGATCTTCCTTCAATTCTTTAAATAATGGGAGGATTGATCCCTTGTAATCAACAAGAATTTTCTTTCCTTCGACATTCTTGTATTCGCCTTTATTATGTTCAGATGCGGAACCAAAATATTCTTTGTATCTCTTCCCATCAATTTCAATGATGGAACCTGCTGACTCATCATATCCAGAAAATAGACTTCCAGCCATAACCATAGTTGCTCCACAACTTAATGCTTTTGCAATATCACCATGTTCTGAAATATTTCCGTCTGCAATAATTGGAGTATTTGCATATCTAGAACATTCAGTAAGAGCAGAAACCATTGGTCTAGCAAATCCAGTCTTCAGTCGAGTAGTACAGACTTTCCCAAAACTTTGACCAACTTTACAAGCATCTGCGCCCCATTTTTCCAAATCATTAATAGCGGCAGAAGTTGAAATATTTCCAACAATAAGAAAACTTTCTGGGAAAGTGTCTTTGATAAGTTTGATTAGAGGTTCAACAGATACAGCCCATCCATTTGAAATGTCGATAGTAATGAAATCTGGCTTGTCAAGAATATTCTTAAATTTCAGAATATCGTCACCCTTATCACGAACTCCAATACTAATGGACGAAAACATTCCTTCTTCGTGCATTTGTTGAGTGAATGCAACATTATCAATTCCAAATCGATGCATGGTGTAAAACCAATTTTTCTTTGCAAACAATTTACAAGTGTCTACATCAACAACGGTTTTCATGTTTGCGGGATAAATTGGCATGTCAAATGTAAATTTTCCTAGTGACACTGAAGTATCACACTCGGTTCTAGATTCAACAATTGTTTTTTGCGGATACAAATATACATCTTTGTAAGATAGTTCAATTGGAATATTCATTATGTCCTCTTATGGTTTTGGATCTTTCACAATATAGTTATGCGAAGTCATCGATGCAAGCCAGCCAAGACGAATTTGAAAACGTTGGACGGAGATATACCTACCAGAATCTACTAGATGAACTAGATAGGAATCGTTTTCACATTGGATAAGTCTGGCGCGATGAAGACGGCGATCATCGGGCAATGAATGCACAGTGATCGCCGTATCAGGAATTAACTCAGGAAAGCACATGAAAATAACCTTTCATTTGTGATTTAATAATCTGTCTGTCTTCGGATTATGACAGGACTTTTGTTTTTTCGATTTGAGCAAGTAGACTTAATTGGCGCATGTTTATAGAATTTCTGCATCTCGCTAAGTTCACTATCGCTTAAATCTTCAATATTTATTAACTGATTTCGAGCGGTGCTATTAGCATGAATTAATTCATTAAGTTTTAAATTAATTGCTTTAGAATCTCGATTCTGATTGTTCAGAATAAGGAATGCCATCATGAAAGTTGGCACCATTATTACCGTATTGAGTAATTGATTCCATAATGGTGAGAAGTTAAACCTCGGACCAACAATCATCCAAAACAATACAATTATTCCTGCTCCAATAAATGTCCATGGTGAACCAAAACATCCACATATTACAGTAGCAAATCTTCCAAAATGTCCATGAATAGTTCTATCCTTGTTAGTAAGAAAAAGTTTTCCCACATATTTCCTCATTCCATATTGTTGAAATTACTTTAGGTCAAGGCGAATGATATCATTCGCCTTGAATGTGTTATACCTCGTCCTCAGTTAACCGTCTAAAAGCGCCTGAATGAAATGCATATCGAACAAGACCTTTGTGAACAATTGCAATGTGTTCAGGCATATGATTAATTTCACCCAAAACCAACACTCTTTCTCCAATGTTGATTCCAACCTCTTCACTAGTAATTGAATCTCCAACAAATTCTGCAAGATATCCACACATCGAGCAAGGATTTTGCATCATTTGCATCAGTGGGAGTATTGTTGTTAGTTTAGAATAATCAGGCTCAGGCGCAGGATCAATACGGGTGGTAATGAACAAGCCCATACTGACCGCAATTATAATAACTCCAATAACTTCGAGAACCGAGATAAGAAATTGCATATTTTCTCCTAATTGTGGTTTGTAAATTTGCCCAATAGATAGCTCTATTGGGCAAATTTTTTACTTTGAATAATTTGGAAGCATTACCATTGGATCGCTTTTCCCACCAGACATGACAACCGTCTGTGGAACGGAGCCATTCCAACGATATAACCAAGCATTTTGAATGTCAAGACGCTTAGACTCCAAAATAACAGGGGTAATGGATGCAGCCTTAATCTTATTGGCTTGCGCTTCACCAGTAGCCTTAGCAACCGCAGCTTTAGCTTCACCTTCGGCTTGTGCAAACTGCTTATTTGCATCAGCAGTTACCTGCTTGAGTTCCATTTCTTTTTGCATAGAAATTTGATTGGCTTGAATCTTCATATTGATTGCAGTTACCACGGCATCAGGAGGGCGAGGAGAGCCGATGATACTTAGGTCACCAACAAGCACCCCATCGGGTTCCATTACCTTAGAAATACACTTTTCAGCGTCCTTGATAAATGCCGCCTTGTCACCCATAATATGGTCAATATCAGTCTTTCCGCCAACTTCATTTAGACATTCACGAGTTGTATTTCGCAGAAAGCTATCGGCAAAAGTATTCAGATCCTTTGACTTATACTTCACGTAAAATTGAGGGATTTTGTCAGCTTGAACACGAACGTTGATACTTACATCAACGTTGATAGACATACCATCAACATTTGTGAAGGTAATAGAATCGTTTCCGGGAGAGCCTTCACTTGGAGAAGCGGTCCACTTGAAGTTGTGAACAGTGGTTGGATATACCGTTACTGAACTGAAAATGGGATTAAAGAATACCCAACCAGTTTGAGCAGGAGTATTTAGAACTCCCCTATCATTGCCAGCCATGGATACCTTAATTCCAGCTTCACCGGCACCGACACGAGTACAGCCAGTGGTGTAAATGGTTGATAGACAAATTGCAAACAAAGTAATACGAAATAGAGTTTTCATGCCCCGTCCTTTTTAGTTAGGATTCGTCCATATCTTTTGAAAGATACTTTTTGAATCGTGAATATACAATCATTCCATCACATAGCAGCAATAGAACAACAATTACCATTCCTCCAAAAAATGCAATATCACTTGGATACGACAATATTTTTAGATCGTATTTTAGAATTTCACAATTGACATATAGCAAAAACATGAAACAAAATGCTTTCACTATTGGAATTAAATATTTCATATAGTTCTCCGTTATGCTTCTCTGATACATGCTGCTGGAACAGTGTAGTGTGAAAAATGATAATTGTCGGTTGGAATTTTGTCAATAGCTGCAACAATGTACATTGTTGCAGCGCCCATATACATCGTAGATCTTCCGCGAATAATTCCTCTATATTCTCCGGGAGCCGTGATGCCAAGCGAATGAATAATTACTGGAAGTCCTTCTACAAAGTCATATGTTTCCATTTCATTCTCCTCTTAGTAGATAATGCGCAAATTGTTAACATCGGCTTTTCCATCATACCACAAATCAGACCCAATGAGCAATCGAGATGCAGTATGATATAGAACACTATGACGGCTAGTATTACCACGATGCCATAAATATGCAGATACTCCAGTATAAACACTTGCCATACCCAAAGAATATGCATACTGAGTAGAAGTATGAGCGGCAACTGGCTTGAGGCTTGCTAGACCAAAAAATGTGCCACCTTCCTCGTAACCAGTTTTAATTCCAGTTCTCGTAGACCACGCATCCAATGTTCTAATCGAGAATTCTGACCCAATCAACACTTGATTGGTATGATTCTTGAAATAGTTCTGCGAATGTGTTACTGGAGTCGGAGCATTAGGAAGTTCCTGAGCCATTACCGAAATTGAAAACAACATCAGAAAAATTGTTGCGATGAATTTCATTTTTTGATCCTTTCTAGTTTTGTCTGAGATTCATTACCAACACTAGAATACCAAAAATATATTCATTTGTCAAGAAATTTTATTGCTGAAGATATGAACGAAAAATTTGTTCCCGCTTTTGGGCACCGGCAGCATAATAAGCAGCATAATAAGCAGCATTCGAAGCAGCACGAGCAGCACGAGCAGCACAAGAAGCATACACAGCGGCTGCATAAGAAGCAGTACGAGCAATATTTAATTGTTCTTTTGTGATTAACCCATTTGCAAAATCCCTTGCAGCTTGAATCGCATCAGCAGGTCGATTGTCATTTGGGTAATATTTCTTCCAAGTCGGCAATGCCTCTTGCGCGAAATCAGACGCCATCAGACGCGCCACTTTATCACAATTTTGTTCTGTTGCACGCAATGCCCAGAGCGCATCCTCAATATTCAGCACATCAAGAATAGTGATAAGATTAATCGGTTCTGTATCCTTTACTCCCTTGAGTGCCTTGCGAAGTTTCGTGTATGATTCCTTGCAAGCATCTGCTTTGCGAAGTAAATTAAATGTCGTTGTCAGTATCATCTCATTCTCCTCAAATTGGGTTATTTGCTACTTCTCAATAATACCAAAAATTTATTCATTTGTCAAGAAATTTAGATCAATTTCAATGCCTTCTCCATGCATTCGATCCATGAACCTTCAAATGTTTTGAACCTTCCCGATTTGGTAGTATACGAAACGTAGCAAATGTTCTTTCCATTTCGGCAAAGTATACCAATCATTCTTTCGGCGGTTTCGAGTTTGAGAGCATACCGATTATCGGCGGCTTCATGTCTAGCGAGATTACGATTTATTTGTTGTTCGATATCCATGGTTCAATATTACCAAATCCTTTTTCACTTGTCAATTAATTATCGAAGTTTCTTTTGCCCGACGATAGGAAAATTGCTTGACACCTTTTTTGCGAATTAGGTCAACAATCATTTGCGGAGAATCCTTAAACAGATCTTCTAGATCTTCCTTAGCAATCTCAGGGGAAGTTTCGAGCAAATAGCCTTCGTAGAATCTTTGACTATTCGCTCTTGCCCGAAGATCCATGAAATACAACATACTGGACAATTCTTTTCCATATGTGGCAGGTTCATCTTGAAGCGTATTCCGCGTAACGCAGAGGATCAATTTGGATGATGGATTCAAGACCTTCACAGGACCAATAAACAATGAATTTGTTGTTTTTACTCATGAATATATTATGCCACATATGGAAAGAATTGCCAAGAATTTTCTATTGGGCCAGAGCAAAATTCAAGGTTACTGAAACAACGCTGGTGCGATCAGATGCTACAAACTTCCACTTCTTCACGGCTTCCTCAGCGGCTGGTCCAAGCATTCTGTTGCCTTCTACGGCGTTCACAGAAAGAACATTACCGGAAGCATCAACCGTGGCATCAACCTTCACAGCGCCCGATATTTTCATTCGTTTTGCCAATTCAGGATATACAGGCGATACTCGCGTTTTAACTTCACGACTTTCGCCATACATCGAAAGAGTCATTCCAAACATCATGCAAATTACAAATAGTTTTTTCATTTGTTTCTCCTAAGATTAGAATATCAAAATATAGTTTGCAAAGCAAGAAAAATGGTAACCAATATTCAAAATATTGGTTACCATTGTAATGGAATATTTCTTTTAGTCTTCTAAAGCAATGAGCAATAGGCAAACGAATTTACCATTGAACAATAGACAATAGACAACAAACATTTTCGAGTCATTTTACCGGGAGCAAATCACAAAAGCGATATAAGACGGAGCACTGACTCTATTAAAGTTTCATCCAATGGATGAGGGTTTGAAGACCTACTCAAAATATTCCAAACCATTACAGAATATTGTGGTTCTGTAGAATCTGTTCAATATCGGTTGTCAACCCAAATTCAGTCTTGACATTCAAATCAAGCAATGAATCGGCCAACGAAATTTTCTGCTTCTTCAAAATATTTAGTTGACCCTTTAAAGTGTCCTTGTACTCGGCAGAAACAATACTAGCCACTAGATCTGATGCATAGTAGTTAGTTGACGTTTCCTGCTTCTGAAGTTTCATTTGCTTCGCCTTTATAACCTCAATATTTGTAATATCGGAAGATGAAAGAAGAGTCTGAATATCTCGAATGTCCTTATCAATAGTCGCAATGTATGCCAAGATATCAGATACTCCAACAGAAGCATTCAATCTTCCAATATTCTGACGAATAAAGGACTCTGCTTGACGTAGTAAATATCTCGATTTGAAATTATTTGATAGAACAGTTTGTGCCTTATCAATAACACTCTTAGCAGAGTCAAACTCTCCAATGGCAACAGTGGTAGCTAATGGCAACCCATTAATGGCGTTATTGATTTCTGTAAGAATGGATTTTGCTTTCCGTAAATTGATATTCATTAGTTCTCCTTAGTGTGATCTTAATTCGGTGGTGTAGTAACAGTATGGGGGAGACGATGGCGCAGGTTGGAATGTTACTGTTACTGAGGACGATGTTCCCATACTTGGCTCAAAATACACTAATGTAGATGGCCATGGATTAGATGTTGAGTCCATCGAAACAAACTGTTCAACAGTAATACTATTAGAAGAAGATAATGTTGATTGAGATAAACCGATAGGACCATAAGTATATGAAAAACTTAACAAGCTACTATAGGTGGAAGCGGCACTGAGCGAATCAGTATAAGATGTTCCACTACTATTACAGGAAATATTATAATTTCCAAAGCTATTTAATCCAACAATAGTTGTATCTGACCATGACAAATAATACGCTGGAATAGTGCCTGATGTTGTAAGAGTAATATGATTAGAAGTTGTCATAGCATATGCCGATGACAATACATAAAAAGTTTGAAGTCTACCATTGGTACTATTTATAGATGGTCCAGAAACATAGGTCTGGGAATTATCATCTGTAATACTTGTGATATAACTAGATGTTCCAGTTGGAATATAAAAAGTCCATAAGATTGTATTACCAATGGCAACATTCTTTTGAAAAATGAAAGTTGTTCCAGTTGATTCAGAAACACCACTAACTGATGAAGATACCTGCACTGTTGGAATAGGGTAAACAGAGTTAAAAGATCTACTGCCAATAGTATATTGGGCATGAGCAATAGAACTTATCAATAGCAACATTGGCAAAAATATTTTCATTTAATCTCACATACAATTTTCTTTTTAGCAGTTTCATCATTTGTTAATGGCCAGAGCGTTGTATCAATTACCGCATCTGCTGGAAGAGGAAAAGTGATATCAACATCGACGTGCGATACTAAGAACTTTGATAATGGAACACTCTTTGGTTCATCTGCTTGTGGATATACAAATTCAAGAACATGATGTGTAGTATCATCAATTACAATTTTATAAAATCCATGGGGAACCACAACTTTATTATTTCCCATTGTTGGATCTGTATTTGTGTATATAGGTCCAACATAAATTGTCAAAGAATGATTTGTTGCTACTGCCCAGTTTCTAATTGATGATTCCAATTGTTCCCAATTTTCCCGATTTAATCCCGGTAATTGAGGAGACATATTACTTAAAATAAAACTTTCTTGCATAGCAATTGCATTGAAACTATTGTCAGAGTCAGGAGACATATGTCCAATATCATAACCACTCTTTTCATAATCTTCAGGAGTTGCCCTACTATCAATAGGAAGAGATTGATCAGTAGAAAATTGATTCTTTCTTGGTAGACAACCTATCGCATGATCTGGGGTTAAAGTATATGCAACATATACCGGAAGCCGAGCATTCAAATCATTCAATGTAATGTAGGCAGATCTACAAATCAATTTTGTATTTGCCTTTGTAGACATAGGTAATCCAAATGGAGTAAATGACACACAATCATTTGTTGAATGCGGAGTTGGTTGCTCTGCATTCAACATAACAGAAAAGAATAGAAACATAGTTAGAAATAATTTCACTTAATTCTCCTGTTCCAAACTTCAATTGCTTCTGCTCTATCTAGATACCAAGCAGTAGATGGTTGAATTTTACAGATATCAGATTCACAACTTACTGCGACTACTCTATGTTCATTTGAGCCAGTAACGAAAGGAACTGTTTTACAGAATGGACAAACAATGGGCAGCAATGCATTTCTTAAATCATCCATGCTCTTAACTTTGAAACCAGCAGCATGTTTATGTCCACCACCATTATATAGCTTCGCAATTTCACAAACATCAATTCCATTTTCTTTGGATCGTAGTGAAAACACAAACCCTTCTCCATCGAAATACCACGAAGAAGCAAATGGTTTACCTTCACTCAATTTGTTCGCGCCATCGCTTGCTAATGTATATGGAAGATTGACGGTTGGAACAGTATATGATCCACCGATAACAATATCATATTTATTTTGCAATAGTTCATCAACATCTTTATCTTGCTTTTTGAGAATTGCAAGACCACTATTTACCGCAAGTTCAAATCTAGCTGGCGTATCTAGATCACGATACAATTCTTGCCAATTTTCAAAAGTATACTCATATGAAAAAATATGAGCAGCAATTTCTTTTGAATATGCATATTCAAATTTCCAAAGATCGCGATCCTGAACATACTTTACTAGTGTTGGAGTAAAGTCTGGACCATGAAAATATTCCCAAGTAATCATTGCACCAGATCTATCCATGTCAAATACAACATGAACATTGTCGGGAAGATCAACTAAATCTTCTTGAGCACTCTTATGATGGTCTAAAATAGTAATTGAATTTGCGGCTTTAGCAAGTTCTAACATAGCCGGACGCTTATATGAAAAATCCACCATATATACATCTTTTCCAGTTACATCGGGAGGATTCGCAGAATGTTTTCCAGTATAAAATTCCCAATCTGGATGCCTTCTCCATATGGACCACGCGGCTGTAAAACCATCTGCACAATTTCCATGATAAATTACCAAAGTATTTGTCATTATTTTTCCTTATTGAATTTGGTTCAGGGAGGGAGATTCGAACTCCGCTATTCATCCTAGCTTATGAGACTGGATGCCATACCAACGGACCCCTGTGTGATTTTTAATATGGAGCCACCAACAGGCATCGAACCTGCGACCGTCTGATTACAAATCAGATGCTCTGCCAACTGAGCTATAGTGGCGTATTCTGTATCAAAAGTATTTATCCTACATGCAGGAGGAATGTTCGCTCAACTGCAAATATTAAATCCGGGGGAGGATGGATTTCACGATACGTTCCGCTTGTGGTGATCGGCCACTCTGCGTCTATCTCTCCCAGCGCACCATGTATCTGTATATAGGATTCGAACCTATATCCCTCTCATTAACGGAGAGTGCTCTATCCTTTAAGCTAAAACAGATACTACCGTGCGCAACTTTAAAACTGGTGCAAGTAGCTGGTGCCGACCCAGCAACGTTCCTCCTACGGAAGCCGACTTTACAGGCCGGTGCGACCAACCACTATTCGCCTTACTTGCACATTAAACTTTTTGGTGGAGCCAGTCAGGATCGAACTGACGACCTCCTGATTGCAGGTCAGGCGCTCTCCCAACTGAGCTATGGCCCCACTACTACTTTTTAAGTATACCAAACTTGTTTCTGTTTGTCAACTTAAATTTTACCCCGCTCCATACTGCATTTGTTCTCTTATTACTTTTTAAGTATACCAAACTTGTTTCTGTTTGTCAACTTAAATTTCACAGGTCAAAAATATTTATCCAATGACCAAATTCGTCTTCTACAATATCCAAGTCTGCACCGAAAATAGTAATCTCTGCATAGATTTCATACCGAGGAATGTTTTCGGTTTCTTCGTCAAATTCGTCAAACCGCATCCATTTTCCATTTGGATCTGGCCAATAATCAACTTCTGCAAGATCATAGTCAATTTGTCCGGCTCGAATTGTATATCTCATCACCATATTTAAATTATACCTCAACAAAAATTATTTGTCAACCATTTTTAATTTGAAATTACGTCAGATTGCCCTCAGAATACTACCTTGAAGCCCTTTGCTTGTAAGGTAATCCATCGCTTTTTGACAATATTCCTCGTCCAGTTTTCTGTGACGGTGCTTCGTGACCATCATTCGGATAATCATAGAAAGGTCTTCCATAGCGATCTTCTGGTTCTCGATCTGCATATCTTGGTCGATGGTCTTGTCACTGGTTGTTTTGAATACCCGGTTCAAACGCTTCCAGTCGGACTCGGAAACCTTGCTATCCCTCAAATCGATCAACTCCCGCAAACACTCTTGTACTTCCGGGGTGATATTGCACATCATTGGATCATTTGCTAATTGATCTAACCGCGCATTTTCTACATTACTCGACATTGTTTTCCCTTCCAAAATTGTATCAGGTCCACGTTAATTATCATGGCCATGATGATAAATATCGTCGGATCTACCCAAAAAATGATAAAAATATCACACCGATGAGGTTTTCATATTCAGTTGGAATAGTCGAAAGCTATCATCAATTCCGCATGACGAATTTGGTGTTTCAAATTGTTAATTTCTTTGATTACGGATGGTTTTCTTTCCAATTTTAAGGATAGTTCGTCAATCCTTTTTTGCATCCAGACAATTTCATGTTCGCATCGACGAATTCCGTCTTCGTTCCGACGTTTTCTATTTTCAGCCGAAATCCGACCATCCACAAATTCTTTCATACCAGCATTAAATTCGTTGTTGTCCATCGCTCCTCCAAATTTTAAAATTTGAGAACAATTGAATATTCGCCAGTGTCAAGAGGTACAATGTCCAGAATTTCAGACATTTCTTGAGCCATTAAATATAGTTCAGAAAAGTTACTATTGTCCGGTTTCAAGTGAAAAGAACCGTTGATGAATACATTCTTTAAAATTTGGAATTCTGCTTCTTGTTTGTTCATAGTATCTTCCTTTGTTTAAGATGGTTAGCGTCGTCGTGAAATGGTATATGTCAACAAATCTGTGGTAGTGGTTCGAAAAATGTCAACCAATTTTTCGGCAGCAGCTTTCAAATTCTGAAAATCATGGTTATCATGGAAAATAGTGAAAGAGCCATTTCCAAAAACTTCATTCATGATCATAAGTTCTGATTCATTCAGAGACATTAAACAGCCTTTCATGTTACTGTTATAGGGATGTTGCTTTTGTTATAACGTCATTGGCATTGATTACTGCCAACCTCATCCTTTTTCGAGATGCAGACGAATGCGAGTCAAATGACGAAATGGCATCTACAAATTCTTGCAATGATTCCAGAAGATCTGGTGCTGTAGCGATTAGTTGAGCATTAGCTACTCCAGCCCCCTTATCGTCGGAACATTGGCGTTCCATCACTTGAGCAATCCAAGATGCGTGAGGATTATTTTCCGAATAGATTTCAACACACGGAACAAGTTCTCCACAAATTTTTGGATCGTTTACATGGATTACAGATGTTTTCCATGGTCCCGGCGTATGATTTACCATGATTATTCCTCGTATTTGATTACTTTTTAAGTATAGCAAAAGTATTTTGAATTGTCAACTAAATATCGACTTCCAATTCTCTCATGTCCAGTGTAACGTCTTTAGCCTTCATGATTTTGACATTGGCGATGATTTTTGGATTGAATATTACAACAATTGTTTGATTATTACAACCTTGCATCTCTCGGTAGGAATATTCTAACCCTCTGCCGCCATGCCACATAGTAATTATATTTGAGGATTGCAACAATTCATCTATTTTCATACATATATTTATCCTACGAACTAACTAAGTGGGCGATGACTAAAACATCGCCCACTTAGTGCTTGCGGAAAGCTGGGATAGAGCGCTGTGTATCTCATCCCCTCTGTTACAATTCCGCAATTTTCGTATATGTATTACTGACAGCTATATTCATCGTGAGTATCAACTTCATGCTCGGCAATTACCTTCTTCATAAGATTCATGATAAGTTGATTGAAAGTGATATCCTGCTCATGTGCCATCATGAACAAAATAAGAAGATCCTCGTCTGAGAGATTGAGGCGAATTGACACCCTATTATCATAGGGCTTTCCATTAACAATCGCCGTCATCTTCTCAAGAAAATCTTCATCCGTTTCCAGATCAATGAATGGAATATCATCCCATGCCATATCTTGAACATTCCGTACAATTGCTTCGGCGAGATATGCATCCTTATAGTCTGGATGAAATAGCCGATATACCCGATTGGTATCATTCTCACACACATATACTTCAAATACGGTATTTGCCAAATCTGTTGAAAATATGATAGTGGAAGTTGCCTTGCCATCTGCACTATCGTAGTCCATCATACGAACATTTTTTCCATAACAATCCCAAAGATATTCTGAACTGTCGGTGAGACTATACTTAATTACTTCCATCCACTGTTTCAATGTAATCATTATTTTTCTCCATGATTTGTTGGTGGACTGGAGTGGATTCGAACCACTGACCAACAGATTAGAAATCTGTGACTCTATCCAACTGAGCTACCAATCCACTTGAGTTATTGTCATTACAATTCGAACGCTTCCAGAACCGCACTTTTAAGTTCGTCAGCAGCATCGGCCCACGCATTCTTGAAATTTGTTCCATGTCCAATACAGTTTCGTTGAAGCAAAAGTGTTCTTTTTCGCGGATTATATCCCACATAAATGCAGATAATATCTAGAAATCGTTCCGAATATGCAGATGGTTCAATTTTCCTTACAAACGCTTTGTTCTTCATGTTTAGTGGCCCCATGAGCAAGAGACTGCTCCACCCAACCAAAGATTGCCACATCCATGCTTCATATTGACATAATCTCCATGAGCGCTATGACGGGTAATTTCGCCGGAACCCATATCTGTTACATTGGGGGTGAAGTTTCCAGACATGAATCCAGTATCAACAGTAGTTCCGCCGATTTCTTGCAATGATACAAAGTTCTTGGTTGTGTTGACAACTCGATATGCATCGACATTTGTCTGATCGTATCCCCAAGTATTTACCACAATATCTCCAACCTTGAAATTGTGACCAGCATTCCGTTCAGAACGACGATTTTTCATCGTAATCTTGCGATTGGCGAGAATAGCGAAAGTATTATCAATCGCCTTCTGAGCGCTTGCAATGTCGGAAAACGAATTATGAAAAGTGATACTGGCAGAATTTCCAGTGTAGAAAATAGCAATTACAGTTCCCTGTTTTCCATTATAAATATAACCAACGTCAAGGTTATCGTTGTTGGTCATAGAGATAAAGGTGTCAGGAATCCAACGGCGCTTTCCAGTCTTTGAAATTTCTTCGTAAGCCATGTTTGCTCTTTTCTTAATTGATTTGTGGTACTCTTTAAGTATACTAAAACAGATCTACTTTGCCAAGTATCCAACCAATTTGTCATGAACAATTTCCCAACGAATATTATTGGATGGATATTCAATACCATCAGCTACAATGATTGTGGAAGCATTTTCTGGACAATAAGGCAAAATTCGTTTTTCACAATAATCAGTAGCATGGTACAACCGTCTATACAGAAAAAACCAAAATTTCTTCATGATATTCCTTTCGTGAATGTGGTGGTTGGCCTGATTGGATTCGAACCAATGACATTCCGCTTATCAAGCGAATACTCTACCATCTGAGTTACAGGCCCATGAAAACTATTTCTAAAAATGTTGGGTGGACAATGGGATTCGAACCCATGTAAACCTGCGCCACAGGCAGGTGCCTAAACCCCTCGGCCATGTCCACACTTGTTGTTAGGAGGAATATTCGCTCAACTAACGAAAATTATTTACTTCCATTTTCAACGATTCGTTTGAAAATGCAACAGCATTTCTCTTAAACTTGAATGGCCAAACTCCATTTGGCATCTGAACTCTCCAAGGAAATTTGGTATCATTTTCCATCTTGAAAACTTCGTACAGAGAATGATTCATGTTTTCTGATCCTTTCAGTTTTTGGAGTCCCGGATAGGAATTGAACCTACGATAGTGATTTTGCAGACCACGGCCTTACCACTTGGCTACCGAGACTCGTTGTTGTGACTTTTTAAGTATACCAAAGATTACTTCTTTTGTCAAGATTTTGGCGGAAGCGGTAGGATTCGAACCTACGGAACCTTTCGGTTCAACAGTTTTCAAGACTGCCAGATTAAACCACTCTCTCACGCTTCCGAGTTAATTACTTAATTAGCCAAAATTTATCGTCGTACAAAACCTGCAATGCCTTTGTTAAATTTGCACCATCTTTTAATTTGCAATTATACAATATTCCATTTTGAATGGCACATGAAAACTCTGCACTATTCAATTGTGTTGGTGTTGTTAGAATAGTTCTTGGACCACTATACATAGTTATACATTCAGTTTCTGAGCAAGTAATTCCAGACGTTCGAGTTGCATTATCAAGAGCATTCAACCGGAGTTTCACATACGCAAGGTCTTGGATTACTTGCTCAAGAGGAGTAATGGCAATAGTATTATCACTACCAATATTTGTTCCAGTGAGAGCACTCAGTAATGTTCCACCAGAAAGTAGTAGATAGCGTCCTTCCGTTTGGAGCAAACCAGTCCCTGTTGGAAACATCGTTGAATCGTAGAGAACGATTGAATAACATGCCATAGCGGTTACGGTTGAATGTTGGCATGTTCTATCTTGGCAGGTTTCGGTATTACAACCATCCATTGCTAGACGATGTTTTCCAGTCATATCTTCGCGGCAAGCATTATTGGCCAAATACTCTCCATTTTTACAAATCGGCGATTTTAATCCAAATTCGCTTAATGACACTGAACAATCTATACAAGACCCAGAATTGACAGGTTTTGAAGATGTTTGCGCCATTGCAAAACTTGCCGTTAACAATATCAAAATTGAAACTATCTTTTTCATATTAATTATCCTTGTGTTTTAAATTTTAATTGAACAAATCACTCAAAAAGGCATAACTCGCATCGATGCTTTTTAAATATGAAAGAACTATATGATATGGCGGTTCTATCTTATCATCTAAGGGCAATCTCAACCCAAGTCTTACCGCTTTCTGCCAAACAAGGTCTTGCTTGTCAGCAGGAATGCGATATTTCACACTCATTTTATTTTAAATTCTTCTCGACGAAGGGTTTCATATTCTGTAGTTAATGCCTCAATTTTGGCTCTGAGTAATTGCATCTTCTTTAGGAGAGGTTTGCACGCTAGATTGCGTTCGTCACAATCCATGTTTGGATTGTTTTCGTCAAATTCGTCAAGTTTGTCAAGTTTGTCACTCACCTGATTGTGAAGAGTATTTAACTTTTTGATTTTTGTATCGAGTGTGTTCAGTTGTTGTCTCATATTAAAATTATACATCCTTTGATTATGTTTGTCAAGAGAAGATTCATTATACTGGTAGCCGAGGTCGGACTTGAACCGACAAGACCAAAGTCGCTAGTTCCTAAGACTAGTGTGTTTGCCATTTCACCACTCGGCCATCCATCATTATTTATCATTTGAATATACAGGAAGGTAAATCGATTTACCTTCCTGTATATTCTGTCAATTAACTACAATGGATCAACAACATCCTTACAAATTTCCAGAACCTTATTCACGTTTTCTGCCCCTTCATTTTCAACATACTCTTTATAAGATTCGGGGTCAGTGAGATTAATGTAGGCATAGTGATACTTCCCACTCAATCTGAACCAAGGAACAAAATTGTCAATCAATCCCTGCACAAATTTTGAAATATTCGGAGCATCAACAATACTCTTTGGAATATCAACAAATTCGTGTTCACCATGCCGAAAAGTATACAGCCCTCGTACCGAACAATACAAACTCCAGTTAGCTGAATAATTCAAAGGTTCCTTTGCCATAAATTCATGATACCGAACAAGAGGAGCAAGCAATGAATTAAATTCATTTCCAAAATCCTTGTCGGAAATCAACTGAGCCAATCTAGCACCTTCGTGAAAAGAGTTTTCCACTAGAGTAATAGCATTGGTGCCAACGAATTTTGAAACTTCATCCCAATTATCTACATATTCATCGAGACAATCGAAATCTAAAAACTTTGCATAGACTGAATTGTAGGTATCCAAATACTTTTCAATCGTCTTTGAAATTGTTTTAGGCAAAGAGCCAGTGACCAAAACTTTCTTGACCTTTTTGCTTTTTGGTCTAGAATTCTTTAGTTGTTGTGCTACAAGGCTCTGTGAGGCTTTCATAAGGCTTCCCATATCCTTCGGTGTCAATGAGCGTCCAAGCGTGTCTTTAAGGTCTGCTACAGCTTGAAGAACAATGATATTTAGGTCACCATCGTCAAGCATTTTTGGTAGAAAATCTTCAATGATTGCAATTTCCTTGGCTTCAATTTCAACCAAGTCGTTTCTATTGCCTTTGGTGAACTGTTCGATTGAATCTTTTCGTTGTTTAATCATTGAATACAAAACTTGTTCTGATTCTTGTTGAGTCAGAGGCAAACGTTTTTCCTTCTCTTTGTTCTTGAGAGCATTCACCATTAGACGCAAAGTTTGAGTACGTTCACTATTTCTAGCCTTCATCGCTAGTACAACTTCTTTTTGAATTTTAGCAATCATTATTCTACCCCAACGCTTCGATGATAGTGTTATCTGAAACTGGAAAGGTTCCTTGCACAGTTCCGCATTCCATACATAGAGAAAACTCCAAATAATCATCGCCACCACCTTTCCAACAAAAATAATCATGGTAATCTTGGTAGTCATGCTCAGCTAAAAATTTCATTATTCGAGTGGACATTGGATGATGATCCATTCCTTCTTCCCAACGATTCTTAGATATTAGACCAAGATCTTTCGCATTTTGATAATCATTCCTTTCTTTTCTCAATGTCCGCAATAATCTCAGTTGCGGCTTCCAATAAGTTGTCGTCATCCTTATACAATGCCCATGCTTGCGTCTTAATGCAATCGGATTGACATTTTCCAGAAGGGGCATCACAATAGCTACACCGGAATGGTCCATTGGGATCATCATATTCACGATACGAATTAACGATATCGTCAATCAGTTTTAGAATTTTGTTTTCAGCAAGCATGTTTCCTCTTTTCTATGATTAGAATATCAAAAAGAATTTGAGTTTTCAAGCTTTTCCAAACACGACTTGTATATTTTTAACGAAACCTCAAACCTTCCGGCAACGTCTGAATCCATATGAAAAAAAGATACTGTCATTTTGCTCATCGCGTCTTGCACCAGCGATTTCAACTCAAAAATTTCAAGGCGAGTAAGATCAACTACCATAGGTCACTATCCACAATATTGTTGGCTTCTTGAAACGCGATAATTCGATCTGTTAGAATACTTGCGTATTGTTTCATTACCATCAACTGCATTCGTAGGAGCACTTGCTCATCGACAGAAAGTGTCGGATAAATTTGTGAATGACTAATGAAGGAATTCAATTTCTCGCACTTGAGCCTCAATTCCCGATACTCTTCTACAACTCGTTCCTGAAATTCTGTCATGTTTCCTCGTTTCTGTGTTAAAAATTAAGTTGTTGGCCAATATACCTCACCGGTTTTGACGCCTTCGAAGTCTTCGACGCCTTCGCCGGGGCAAGAACATTTGGTGCATCGATAGTTGATGAATGACGACATAGATTCAACCTCTTTCCAATCATGGGCGCAATATCGCCAGATCTTAGGAATTTCGTTGATATCAGATGGAACGCAAGATTGTAATTTCGTTTCCAAAACTTGATTGTCAAATTGCTGCGACATACTTTTTTGCACCTTTCTGTTTGGCGGTTGACCAGTTCCTAAATCTTGGTGGGAAAAAATTCCATACAAATCGAGAAGTGTTGGATTCTTTCCAGACAATCGATATACAATCGAAATATCTTGAGTGAGATGAGCATGTTTTAATCCGGGAATTGTTTTGTTGAAAACTCCGTCAGATGAAAAAGGTTTGTCTGATGCTCCAAAACTTTGAAGAGGATTAGACATTTTCACTTCAAAAAACGCTTTCAATTTTCGCTCAATGAGGTTTCGGTAATGAGTGAAGGATCTTGAAAATAGATCACTTTTGCGAATCTTAATCGAGTTCATGGTAATCTGCCTCAACGTTGGTCAGGCCAAGCTCGGCCATCATTTCTTCACCGGTCATAGGCTCAGACCATTCGTTTTTATTGACGGATTCAAGAACGGCAACCATCTTCGCGTTCGGCACGAAAAAAATATCTTCTGAAAGCATGTTGTTTGTCTCCCCCATGTATTTATATTACCAAACATGGGGTGTTTTGTCAAGTTAAAAACAAAAATTTTGTAGATCGGCTTCTGAGAGAATTTGGAATTTGTCTTCCAACGTACATTTGAAAATAGCATACCCTTCCATCTTTCGAAGAAACTTAACTGCAACAATTGTTGCCTTCGCAAAAATACTGGTGTCGATCTTGGTGTATGCGGTACGGTACATTTTTGCTCTCTCACTAGTCATTGGTGAAATCCCTCTTTCGGTTTGGGTTATTTGCTACTCTTCAATAATACCAAAAATGAATTCAGTTGTCAAGAAAATTCACAGTACCTATTTTTAAGATTATGATTCCAAATACTATTGAACAGCTTCTTCCTTTGTTAAATGACGATATTCTGCCAAATCTATGAGCGATCTAGAACCGTTTGCAGATTCACA